CTTGCATCAATACCCATTGTAGGTAAAATTGTAAAACCTTTAAAATTTGCTAAAGGTGTTAAAAATGTTCCAATTATTAAAACAGAAAATGTTGCTGGTAAACCAGAATGGTTTGATTCATTAGTTAACAAAGTTATTGCAGAGGGTGATGATGTTACTAAAAAATTTGCAACAGGTGAAAGACAATCTATTCACCAGAAAACACTTGATGATGGTTCCGTGGTTCGAGTTACAGAAGACACTGACCAAGGCGCTGTAAGAGTTGAATATGAAAGTTCAGAAAACGTATTCGGTGATCCAGTGCAAATGGAATACAAAAGACCATTACCTGATGAAGCAACACCAGATCCGAGAGCAGAATTTACTACAGCAGAATCAGGTCCAGTTGGAAGAGCATCAGGTCCTGATGATTATGATATAGAAATAGATGAAGTGGGTGGTACAAGTATTAGAGATTTAGATTCTGATGTTTCAAAACTAAAAGAATATGCAACAGGTAAAAAACCTACAATCAAAGAAATGATGCAAAACAAAAGAAGAAAAGATAAAGCTAGAGCTATAACAGAAGATACTGATGGAGCAGTTTCAGATGCAGTAGTTAGAAGACAAGGTGATTATACTGACGATGATTTTTCACCTGACTTTGCATCAGGTGGTATTGCTAGCATGTTAGGAGAATAATGAACCCGTTTAAATTTGGACAGCTGATGAAGCATCTGACTCGTGCTAAACAAAAAAAGCCAGATCTTCCAGAAGTATTTCGTGCAAGTGATGCACCAATACCTGAAAAAACTATAACTAGAGATATGTTTAAAGAAGCTCAAGAAAGATTCAAAAATGCAAAAGCAGGTGGCGGACGAATTGGATTTGCTGAGGGACCTCCAGGTAAATTAAAAATTCAAGATCCAAAAACATCTGGCGCTTTTGAAATTTCAAGATTAAAAGAAGATTACCTAGGACAATTACCAGACAAACGTAAAGTTAGGACATCATCTTTAAATGATGCAGTCGAAGTTAGAAATGTAATTATTAGAAATAAAGGACATGTTTCAAACATGGAAGAGCTGGCTAAAAAAGCAGGTATTTTTACTGAAAGCAAAAAAAATGTAGACCCTAGAAAAACAAAATTAGCTTTAGATTTAGCGTTAGATAGTTTTCCAGAATTAAAAGGTTTTCAATTAGCTGTTGATAAATATCCACAAATTGATGGAAAAAAATTTAGACAATTAGATATGGTGGCTAAAAGTTTTGCAAATTACAAAACCACAAAAAACCCCTCTGAAGCAGCGGCCCATTTACTACCCGATAATATGGCAATGGTTTATGAATATGATGTTACAAAAAAAGAAACATTAGGAAAAGGTCTTTTTGATGTAGGAACAAGAAATATAAATGCAAAAGATAAAAAATTTTTAATAGATAGAATTTCTACCTTAACAGGTCAAAAATTTAATTTAAATCAACTAGATGAATTAATTACAGAAACACAAAATTTAAGAAGAAGTGAAGGTCGTATAAAAGCTCAAGTTGCAAGAAACGCTAAAATGAATCAACAAATTAAAAAATTGTATGATGATAAAATTATACAAAGATTAATTAGAGGTGATTTAAATGCAACAAACAAAAAAATAATTTTAGAAAGAGCGGTTGAGTTAACTAATGATGACATGGCTGTTGCTAGTAGAAGATTGTTTCAAATGGCACAAGCTATAGATGGAACTAGAGAAATTGAAGGGATTACAGAAGATAGAGATTTAGGAAGAAAAATAATAGATACACAAAGACTAATTGGTAAAGTAGGAAACGGTTATGCTTTTTCTAGTTTAGTTTATGATCATTATGGTAAAGTTATTGATAGAGCATTAGGAGTAGGACCTGGCAAATCTTTTATAGGTTATTATCAACAAGAAATTAGAAAAGCTTTAGACAGCGGTTTAGTTCCTGATGAAATATTTAGTGTTACAGCTTCTGCTAGAAGAGGTTTATCACCTTATGCAATATTTACACAGACATTAACAAAGGATGTTAATTCTAGAATAAAAGGAGCTAAGTTAGATAGTAAATTAAGCACGACACACAGACAACTACAAGAGGTTTTTAAAGGAAGAAAGTATAATCAATTAAAAACTGAAGAAAAGAAACTTGTAAATTCTATTGTAGGTGAGTTTGAAAAAGTAAAAAAAAATGTTCTTAAAGATTTAAAACCTGAAGTTAGAAACACTATTCAACTAGCCTCTTTTGATTTAGAAAACCCACCATCAAAAGCCATAGAAAGTTATGCTTCTTTTGATAATAAATTAAAAGCAGCATTTGATACCTCTTACAAAAATGTTGGATATAGCATGAGTGTTCCAAAAGAATTTTTAACTCAAAAACAACTATTAGGTAGATTACAACCACCAAAACCAAGACCAGGTCAAGGTGGTTTTATAGCAACAGAGTTGATACCAGGAGCTACAAAAACTTCTAGAAGAATAATAGGTGGAGCCACTGGTTTCGTGTTACCAGAATTAATATTTGGTTTTACTGACTATTTTAATGAAAGAAGCAAAGGTAAAAGCAAAGAGGAAGCTGCAGCGATAGCCAAAAAAAATATTTCACTTGGTGCTCTTAAAAATAAAGAATATGTAAAAAATTTAAAAAAGGTGGGAGAATCAATGGGTATAGATTCTAGATCTTTTGATGCTGCTTATGACATGAATGTTTTAATTAAAAACTATGAACAAAATGATGCTAATTTTCAAAATCAATATTTAAATTTACTTGAGGCAGGAGAAGAACAAAGAGCACAAGATCTTAAAAAAAATTTTGATAGATACACAGAGGAAACAAAAAATAAATATTCTTTGTTGTCAGATACTATTTCAGATAACGTGATGAATACTGTTGGTGCTTCACCCATGGCTATTAGTAGAGGAAGAGAAAATATTACACCAGATCAATTTCAAAAACCATTTACTGATATGCAAAATGTTGCTTTTGAAAAATTAAAAAGAGAAAAAATTAAAGCCTCTCCTACTCAAAAAAGACAGGTTGATACCACTGCTGGAAGTATAGGAGAAGGTTTTTATCAAGCATTTGATCAATTAACACAAGGTGCAAAAAACATACTACAAGGTCGAGTAATACCCTTTGCGTCTAAAATTGGATTGCCTCAGTATGAACCACAACCGTCTCAAAGAGCAATATTAAGTGACACTTTGCAAAGTTTAAGTGATAGAGATTTAGAAAGATTTAATTTAGGTAGGGGTTATATTCAAAGTGATCCTGTAAGTGCTTTAGATATAGAAAATTTAAGATTTGAACAACCAGGCCTTTTTGCAGGTGGCGGTATAGCTAAACTAGCTGGTGTAGATTCAGGACCCCCACCATCATCTGGCCCTAACTCACAAGGGTTGCAAGGTCTGATGAAACGTGTTAAGAGAATGTAGGAGTATAAATGGCAGATATAGATAAAGGACTCCCTAATACTAGAACTGAAGTTAAAATTCCATCAGAGGAAGAAGTAGCTAAAGAGATTGGTATTGAGGAAGAGATAGTAGATAAACCACCAGTAGAGGTAATACCTGAAGAAGA